CAAAACACGACGGATGTTAGCATTCTCTGGAACATCATCATACCAATCATTGATGAGCTCTATCATCTCGTTATATATTGCCTGCTGAGCATTAGCATCAAATGATTTGTAATCCCCAGCTATGATCTTCTTGCTCACAGAATGCAAACCTTCCTTCAAGGTGCCCCATTCTTTATATGGGTTAATACCAAGACAACACCCTGTCTCAAACCTCTTTTCCATGAGGGCGGCGATGAATGAACCAAAGTACATTCGTACACAAATCAAGTACTCCAGGTTAGTCCCAAAAACTGCTCGAATCTTACCTTCAGCAATCTTCTCTAACTTCAACTTCTCCCTCTTTAGGATGGTCTGACACGCTTGGAAATCCCTTGTTCCTTGACGGGCTAATTCAATCTTTTTGTCCACCCTGTCAAAAAGCTCCTTGACTTGGTCATTTGTTAGGTCAAACTCGTCACCAACGCCAAAGAACTTTGTTTTTGGTTCACAATGAGGCCAACCGGCTCCTGACCTTCTGTTGACAGACCCAATGTATTCATTACCTTGAACACCACAAACTGCCTCCTCCTTGGTCAAAATGTAGCGAGAACAATCAACTGTTGGACCACTAATGATCCGCTTTGCTGTGTGCATGGCACGCTTGATTTTGTCTCTGCTTATCCACAAGACTTTACCAGCGTACTTCATCAAAGCACCTGACAACTTTTTGTCAATCGGATTGAAATCTACAGGGCCCTTAGTTGCTGGACCCCATGCTTCATAGCACTTTGACTTCGTGTACCCACATTTCAAAGAGAAATTGACCCGCTTGTTGGTTTCAAATATGGGTTGCCAAGACGCACCTTCAAATACAAGAGGTAGCTTGATTGACTCGCTTTCCACCAAATCTTCAGGTGGATCCACCTCATCAACTACCTGCCGTTTAATCAAACCCTCCAAAGACGCCTTAGCGTGGTCAATGTCTTCTTGCGTTACTGAACTGGAGAATGCATCATCTCCTGACACCAATGCACCAGTGTGGAAACCGAGTATGCAACGTCCACCAAAATGATTAATCCTGGGGCCTGTCACGAGCGGACTACCACAATCTCCATTCGAAGTGGCAATGCTGTACCTCCAACTACCAAGAACGCTGTAAGATGAGTTGCGGTTAACGTTGACCCTGTCTTGAAAACGTGTGGTGTCAGAAGTTCTGTACTTGATTTGAGGGGTCTTAATCGACCCCACAGACACCAGACACGACTCGAACCGCTTGGTCTTATTACTCAAATCCCAAACATCCTTCTTAGTCAAAAACTTATTGAGCAAGCTGCCCACATGCAGGTGCACATCAACATCAACCATGCACAAGTCTTTGTTCACCAATTCCACCTTACTGTACTTTAAGAACTCAGATGGCGGAATTCTCATGTCCAAATGTGGATTCATACCGTTCTTAAAGACCAAATCACTAAGTGAAGCCTCAGGGTTCAGCTTGATGTACGTCTCAATTATGTTGTAATAATGTGCTGGAACTAATATAGTCCTGCCAGTCAAAGCCAACACATGTCCCACTTTAAATGGTTTCTCAACATCCCAATAGACAATGAATGTGTTCTTTGCCACTTTCTCATAAAGTGGTGGGGCGTTGATGGTGTCTGAATCTGTTCCCAATACAATTGCTTCTGCATAGGAGGGCCCTTGTGGTTCAACTTCCAACTTTCTGAACAAAGTGGACACCAACATTCCAGCCATGGCCTTGACCCCTTTAATAAGCAATATTAAGGCTCCACCACCCAACATGTACCGTAGAATGGGATTGGAGTCCAAAAACTTGTTCTCATTAAAGATAGCACCATGCAGCACTGTCCTGACTTGTGACGTCAATTGTGACACTTTGGAGCACAGCTCTCTAGTTTTCTTGACCACATTGAATTCTTCATGAGTAAAGTCAGTGCTCAAACCCGTTCTCTGATCGTACTCAATACCAGTGTCCGGGTCTTGAATGGATTGGACAATATCAGCAGAAATAACAGTGCTCTTCCTGTTCCAGACTGGACCAAAGTACTCTTTGACCACTTCAACTCTGTACTTGTCGTCATGCTCCATCCTCACACCATTACTGGAAAGAAGACCTTTTTCAAGTGCATGCAGGTATTCTGGCCCTACATTGGTCTCCACGACATGTCTCAACCCAAAAGGAATGGGGAATGCTTGAGCTTCAACCACTTCACCAAATCTCTCCTTTATGGTGCGCTCATAAATGGTCCTATTGGCATCAATGAGTCGCTGGTGTATGTGTTGGTTGCGTGTAACACTCTCCACGATCATGTCGACTACCTCACGAAATGTGTAGCACTCGTCTGATGTCTTACCCACAGAATAATCGTGTTTATAAAAACACCAGGCATCTTCTGGAATGACACCATGTCGAGCAATGTAGTCGTCAACCTTGTTAACATCCAAAGCATCATGCTCAAAGTGCATACCGTCAACTTGGTAACAATCTTTGCGAAACAACTTGTTCACGCCGACTTTATAACCATGTCCAACTCTCCTAACAACTGCCTCTGGATTGTACACAGTGACAGCAGCTCGCTCCATGAGATTAACGGTGTTTGTGGTGGCAAGAACACAAATGCTCCTGAAAAACACCTTGCCCTTGCGTTCAAGATCAGCCATTGGCAATTCGTAAGACCACCCATTAATCATACGGACTAAAGCTGCACACTCATTGTTGGGACCACCCGCTAGCACTTTCTCCATGAAAGCGTCGTCCATGACAGCTATAGGCTGTTCAACATAACTGGAAGCGTACGCATCCCCTTGTGCTGGAGTGTAAATACCAGCTTCTGGGTTTTTCAATAGATCAAGCTTCTCCTTTGACAATGTACGTGCAAGGATTTGCATGGCAAGGTGATTCATGAAGAAACTCTTACCAGCCCCTGAGGGTCCACAAAACAGGACAAACTCAGGCTTGACTCTAGAATTAACAACTGCAGAGAAACTCGCACTATTTAAAGTGCAAACATTCCTCAACAAGTTGAGTGTTCTGGAAATCAATGGTCCTGCACTCGAATTGTTCTTGTACATCTTGTGATAGTGTTCACCCTCTTCAAGTAACTGTCTCAGAAGGTGGATGGAATCAAT